CAGAGGTCAGCGGCACGTTATCATGCCGTTTAGGGTCGCCAGTGGTAATACGCCTGCGTTCACTGGTGCGGCGACGATTTCGTCTCTTTTCTCAGAGACATGCAGCGTCCTGAGGCATCATTTCCCTTCGGGGGAAGTGCCAATGGTTCCTGCATGTTTGTCTGAGAAGACGTTCGACGCCTCCCTGGCCAAGAAGTTTCTTGTGGGGCTTCTTGAAACCCCTGAGAGCCACCCGTGGTGGCCGTCTTGGAGGCACTTGTGTGCCCGTGATAGGATGGCCGTTGCTGGGACTCTCTTCCTTTTCCGGAAGTGTCTCCCCTCCGGGGGGGACATGGACGCGTTGATCCGTTCTCACAGAGGTCGACTCTGTACGGATCCCCAGAAGCCGGACCTACCGGCTGGCTATTTGGCCCACTGTCGGAGGATCGCACGCGAGTGCTTTCCCCCTGGGTGGGATGGCCAGTACCCGGACCTGGTCTGGGGCTCAACGCCCTCCGTGTCGGCGTGCACGGAGGCCAAAAAGAGTGTGGGGGGAGCTCGCTCCCTTCGGCCTGATCGGGCCAGTTTCGTGAGCCGTTGTCTCCGTGAGGACTGGGGGTGGACGATCCCTAGGGACGTCAACTTCCATGTCGTCACGGAGAACGGCAAGGATCGAATGGTGACGATCGGTCCCGCCTCTCAGAGGATTCTTCACCCTCTGCATAAGGCTCTTTATAACCGACTTTCCCGGTTCGATTGGCTCCTTCGGGGCGAAGCCAAGCCGTGTAAGTTGCGGGATTTCACGCCGCGGGAAGGGGAGGTGTTTGTGTCTGGCGATTATGAAGCCGCCACTGACTACCTCCCCCTGGAGGTGACGGAGGCGATTCTCCGGGTCGCCCTTCAAAACGCTCGGTGGGTTCCTGCGTCCTTGGGGGAGCAAGCAATTGCTTCCCTTCGGGCCAGGATCCATTATCCGGACGTGGCGATGGGTTTTGACCAGGAGGTCGGCCAGCTCATGGGGAATCTTCTTAGCTTTCCCATGCTCTGTCTTCAGAATTATTGCGCCTTCCGGTGGGTCTTTTCGAAGACCGTACCGGTTAAGATTAACGGCGACGATATTCTGTTCCGTTGCACCAGGGGGGAGTATGATCGGTGGGCGGCCTTTGTCGGCTCGGTAGGACTTCGTCTTTCGGTGGGGAAGACTCTGGTTGATTCCAGACAATTCTCCATCAACTCGTCGTTCTTCCGATCCGTCCGCGGACACGCTCCAACCCTTATTCCTGTTCTGCGGACAGGTGGCCTTGTGAAGCCTGTCGAATCGCTTTCCGGACTGGGTGGCGCTCTGCGCCGTTTTTGCCGGGGTTACGTAGGCGAGCAGCTTGTTGTTGCTAGGACCCTATTTCTCCGGTGGAGGGGCAAGGAGATCCGTCGCTCAGGAAGGAGTGTGGTGCGTGGATTGGGGATCCCCGCGTGTGTGGAGTCCCTCCATAGGGCCGGCCTGTGGAGGAGGGAATGTTGGTACGCCGAGCTCCCTTCGGAGAATGGTCTTCCTGAAGACCCTTCTAGGATGAACTGGGCAGCCGTACCTCCGGGATGGTCGAGGGTGGCATGTTCCCCTCGCACTCGCGGTGAGCGCCGTCGCCTACAAGAGCTTCAATCAGCTTTTGTTCGGGAGATGGTGCACGCCGCTTGGCAAGGGTGTGCCTCTCGGGGCACCCTCGTGCGGGCTTATTTTGCCCAGGTCCGTTCCAGCGGATACGAGGGGTTCTATAGGGAATGGCTGTCGAAACGTAAGGTGCCCCGCCGGGGGCTTTATTCCCTCCTGGGGACCTTGCGGACTAGGCCGCTTGCTACCTTTGGAGCTTCGACGGTTCGTCGGTGGATCGAGGACGGCATAACCCGTTGGAGGGCGCCCCTTGGACTCGGTGCAGGGGTTAAAGGAATGGTTTGGCTTCCGGATGAGGAGGCCGTGGAGCTCTGCTCGTGGGAACCTTCGGTTCTTATGTGGGACCCGCCCGCATACCAGAGGTTCCTCCTGGGAGGTGCAGTCGTTTCCGCGCCTTAGTGCGGACTACTGCTGTGGTGACAGAGGATGAAAGTTGGTACCTTCGCCCCCCCTCCTTCTAGAGGGGGGCGTGGTGACGCCCGATTCTAAGTCAGAAACAGGTTCCGGCCGCCAGCGAACTGCTGTCGGGCGTGCCTGGCTCCATCCTAGTACCTTCGGGGAACGGTGGGGGGGGGGAGGGTGATGCGCATCCGCGACGTAGGACAACGCGTGGCGATAGGCTAGACGCCTAGCTCGCCCGGGAAGACCCTGCAGGGTGAGCCACGGTTGATAATCCGTGGTGGCCCTGGGGCAACTTTCCGTGTTGTTGCTACCTCTGGTGGCTCTGTTAGCTGAACCCAAACCCCCCTACTCAATGAGTGGACGGACGAATCGCGCGGAGGCCGCGCGCCCCTTCGCCGAG